AACCCAACGAAAACACTGTCTAGCTTCTCATCCATGGGGAATCTAGCCAGCCTAATCGTCAGAAGGTCATTGGAAGCCATTTTGTCAAACCAATCATCTTGATACAACAGAGTTATGGTAAAGACGGGGCATGCGCTATTAATGTCTCTACTTGTGTTAATAGATATAACCGGATTCTCCATGAGCATTTTGTCTATCTCATCTTGCTTCTCTGTAGTAGACAAATCAACCCCTCTGAATACCAGGTTTTCTCTTTCAGTAAACACATTAATTTCTGCCTTGGGGGCATAAACCTTATTAGCCATTATCCCATCCTCCTACCATTGTTGCCAGATAGTAAATTCAAAAGCTCTTTATTATCCGGAGAGAACACTCCTTTTACAGCGTTGACTACTTCTCCTCTTTGAACACCGCTTAGACCCACTACGTCACCTGTTATCTTTATGTTTATAGTGTGAACAGATGACTGATTAGATCCGGGGTTAGCCATACCTGATGCCATGCTCTTGAAAGCTCTCCAGGTGTCAGATTCAGACGAGGTGAGTATAGATTCGTTCTTATGAAGACTAGCCACATAACCATCGTAAGGTACAGAATTCAGCCCCAGAGCATGTTTAGGCAACACAGCGTTGGCTCCAGCCTTACTAGTAATATACCCAAGACCGCTACCGAAGAGACCACCCAATACTGTACCAACAGGTCCTAGTACGCTACCTGCCATAGCTCCATAGTATCCACCAGCCATCATGCCAGCAATTCCTGCACCTCCAGCTATAGCAGTATTAGCTTTGTTACCAGGTGCGGCATTCATAACATTTATTCCTTCTCCTACAGCTGCAACTCCAGGACCCAAGAGCTTACCTCCAAACTTTAATGCTGGAGCTAATTTAGATAGAGTTCCTGCTCCAGCCGCAACTTCACCAGTTGCCTCACCTATGGAAGTAGCCCCAGCCTTACCAAACTTATCTAAAATCCAAGGCAGAGCTTTTTTAGCAGTAAGAGCAGTGGCCGCAGTTCCTGCGCCTATTCCAGCTATCTTGCCTATAGAACCACCAGTCACTCCTAGGTTGGTTACCATAACTTGCCATGGTTGAGCCAGCTTTAATGCCATAGCTCCTATGTTAGAATCTATTGCTTTAACCATAGTTTCATACTTATCAACCCCAGCCACTGCTGAGTTTTTGTAAATACCTAGCTTGTCGGCTGTATCAGCCCCACCCTGTTTAGCTAAGTCATCAATCTGTTGCTGATTCATGTTTAAAGACCCATTGCCTATCGCTTTACCATTAGAAACTAAGTATTCAATAACTTTAGCTGGCACTCCTGGGAATCTCTCTTGCAACTGAAGTTTCTGCATGTCACTATTATCACCATAGAGTTTACTTGAGTTCTTCATTATGTTAGGTAAGTTCTTCTCATCCAGCAATCCAGCCTGTTTTCTCTTATTGAGTTCCCACATACCAGCTGGTCCTTGTAGTTCTGTTCCCCAGCCTAACAGAAGATTCATCTGTTGATCACCGTTGGTGATAGAGTTACTCATGGACGACATTACAGAAGCTCCTTTTTCACCCTTCATAGCTGGGTCAATACCAGTAAGAGCTGTCTGAAGGTTCATAATGTTACCAAACTGTTTATCAGTCATCCCCAGAGTGTTGGCTTCTAATGCAGTTATCAAGTTATCAGTAGATTTTACTAACTCTTCTTCTCTGCCTTGCATACCCCTACTCTGTATAGAGTTGGCTAATATGTTGGCAAATTTCTTTTGGTCCCCTTCTACCCCTATACCTTTTTTAGAAGCATCCCCTGCCGCAGACGCCATAATATTGGGGTCTACTCCATATGCTCTACCGAACTCTTGAAAGGACTGAACATCCTTACTAGCGTTGTTCCAATTCTTAACTCCAGCAACAGAGGAATATGTTTGCATAGTACCCAGAGTAGTTTCAGTGTCATAGTTGGATTTCATGCCTGTAGACTCTGCTAGGCTTCTGAGTCCTTCGTAGTTGCTTCCAAATTGACCTGTTTTTTGAGCTAATGTACCGGATTGCCTGAGTGTACCTACATATAGGTTGTACCCTTTGCTGGCTTCTGACATCAGCTTATTAATGCCTACACCTAATATGGATAGAACCACTGCACTTTTACCCATAGCTACAAAACCTGGTAATTGTTTGCCTTCTCCTATGTCACCTGCCGCTTGCTGTCCAGACTGATTAATGCCTTGAGCTCGAAGCAAGCTTGCTTCTACCATCTTTTTCTGATTTTGTAAGGATTGTAGTTGCCTGTTATACGTGCTTTTAGCACTGTCACTCATTTGACTCTTCATAGCAGTGGTCAAGCGGTCACTCTCTTGTTTTATCTGCCTAGCGTTCCTCATCAAAGTTTCACTGTATTTCTGGTAGTCACTGTTGAAACTCTCATGAATCTTTTTGAAGGAGTCTACCTCTTCTTTGGACATATACCCTTTATTGGCGGATGACTTATCTTTTATCTTATTCAAAGCCTCCAGGTCTTTTTGGAGCTTTTTAACCGTTTGCTGAGCACCTTTCGTGTCAGCACTTAGCATGATTTTGACTTCTGCTGGCATGGATTACACCTCCTCCCAAGCGTCTTTGGATGTGTCTACTGGTTCCATCTCATCCCACTCCTTATCAAAGTCAGAGTCATGGAAAACATTAACATTTTCGGTTCCCTTGGAGTTATCTAATATCATTGACCAAAGAATCAGGTCTATCTGTTCCTCTGTAAGTGTTAAAAGTCGTTCATCATTTGGAAGTATTTTGAACTCCTTCATCACTACCCATAACTTTCTCATCTCCTCCAGGCTGGCTATCTCCCTCATTGGGGCTGACTTCAGCTGGTTTTCGAAAGGAGTTTACCCACTGCGTGTATTGTTCGTACAGACTTTCTAGGACTTCATAGTCCTCTAATGTAAACACGTTCCAGTCTTTTGGGGCCTTAATTGTAACAACAGAAAGTGTGGCCAACATGTAACATAGATTGTCTGTAAAAGTATCCATGGATTTGTTATCAGCGCCATCCAGTAATTTAGCTCTTGTTACACCTATACGAGCTGTCTCCATCATTGAAGGGTATTTTACAGTTAGAACCAGATCTTCTACTCTAATCTCCGTGGTCTTCTTAGCGGACTCCAGTATACCAATCATTCCTATTTCAGCTTTATTCATTATGTTAATCCCCTTTCGTATTTTGAAAAAAAGAGGCATAAATTTAATAATTTATGCCTCCCTGGTAAACCCTTACTGTCTAATTTTGATCATGCCGTGTAGATCTTTAGCTTTCTATACCAGTAACACTACTATATAGGAAAGTAGCGTTCTCACCAGATATAGCACCGACCCGGAAGTTCTCTGAGTATTCAGAGATAGTACCACCATAGTAACAGCGCACGGTTTTCTCTGTGTACTTATCTATGACTTCTAGGGTTAAAAGGTCCTTCTTAAGAACTTCTTCACCCAAGGATGCCACTCCAGCTTTGACTAGGTCATTGTTTCTAACAAAGAACCGCTCAAGTGTTATGGATCCTTCATACCTGTTGCTAACAAACTCCTGTGGCATGATAGACCCTATTTCATAAAGTCCCTCAGTACCAAAAGACCGTCTAGCATCCAAACTTTGAGCTCTTCCTACCACTACATTATTAATCTTTATCAGTAGCGTAGCACCACTATGGACTGTTTGTTTAACATCATCTGCCATTGGTTTTTACACCTCCTGTTCTTTATTAAACTGAGAATGCGTCAATATAAAAATGACTTGTAATAAGAATGAAGTTGGTTGGTTCCACAGGTGCGGCCTCATATTCCAGGGTGGCTACACGATCTGATAAGGTAACTCTAACATTTCGGAATGCCGTTATGGTTTTATCTGTCTCTTCTGTTAGGACACCCACAGCGGTATTCTTGATGCTGGTTACTTGGCCCTTGAGTCCCTTTTTACCAACAAAGGTTTTTTCTACTGCTTTTCTTATCTTTCTGCTCAGGTAATCAGCAACCTCACCCACTGATCTCTCCACGTATAGAGCGTTGGTATCAGAATTGTAAGAAGTAATATCTTGTACTAATCTTACACCCTCTCCCAGCACTACTTCCAGTGGAGCTACCCCAGCGTTTAACAGATCATTTATGTCATCAGGCTGGATTTCAAATTCCGGTCTTACCATGGAGAAGAAATCAAATGTACAGGATTCTCCCCAGTCTTTGAAGTTCTGTCTACCAGCGTACATGGCGGCAGTGATATAGGATGGATAAAGGACCTCTTCTACACCAGCATAGTCATAAAACCCTGGATAAGCTACCTGAACCCTAGAAGAATTCAACCGCAAAGCTCTGTCCTTGATTTGTTGCTTAGTTTCTCCAGGAGCCCCACCTACTACCAAGTTTCTCTCCCTTCTGAGAACATCACTAGCATAGTTTACATGAGCCAAGCCTTCAGCTTGTATAGATGGATCACTAGTCAGTGGCACTATTGAGGTAATATCCAGCCCTGACAACTTATCAAAGTAAGCTACCCAGGAAGTAGGAATAACACCCTCAGTTCCTCCAGAGAGGATAGTGTACTCCATGTTATCAGGTATGCCGGCACTCCAGTTTGTTACAGCTAGATCAATCAACTCTGATTTAGCGGTGACTGTTTTTGCTAGATCAGCCTTTACAGCAGTTATAAGAGTTTCAGTTTTAATAGCTGTGTAAGTAGCTACATCCAGTTCTCTACTGCTATAGTTACTGTATATCACACCAGATACGGGTTTACATAGATAGTTAGCATGGCTGTTAATTTCGTCCATAACCTGAGTTAGAGAGGAGTACATCTGAACTGACAGATCTATGACTATATCATCAACCGCAGATCCAGCGTCAGCACCCTTTTTAGTCTTAATGGTTATGGCTTTACCATCGGATACACTAGCTTCAACTATCAAAGCCACATAAGCTTCCATACCTGAGTATGTGACCGTGAACATTTTACCTATGTCATCAAATACCTCATAGGTGCCGAGTAAAACATTGTAGGTAGACCATTTCTTGGTACCTGCTATATTACCATCTTGAATTTTAACTTTGACGTTGTTATTGCGCAGACCCCAATCTTTAGAACTGGCTAGAGCACATTCAGTATAAGCTTTATTACATATAACAACGACGCTCCAAGTGTCATTCTCTACATAGTTACCAGCTCCAAAACTGACGGTAACTCCCTCTGCTAGAATCTGATCAGTTGCACAAGCCACTCCAGTAGTCCAAGCACCAGATCCTTTTCTCCACTTAAATGTAGCAGTCGCCTTGGCCTTTGTTCCAGCGGAGTCTATCAGTACAGTGAAATCACCATCGACTGTACCAACATAACTACCAGTGGCTGTAACTGCTCCTGTACTTGTGTTTGCAACAGATCCTTGAGGTGCTACAATACTAGCTACTGCTGGTTTGCCGTCATTTAGAGTAAGATAGGCTTTTGTGGCTGGATTAGCACGTATTAATGCTATTAAATCAGCCCCACCGCCCTCCGGTGTAGGAGCCCAAGCCTTTTCTGCTGCCTTCAACAAATCCCCACCGATTAACACTTTTTTAGCTTTGTATGGGTCATCGAACCAAAGGATCTCTCCAGGTTGACCACCTAATGCAGAGCCGATAAAAGCCGAAATCTTGCCTATCCCAACGCTTTTTGCTACCATTCCCGATGCATCTACTTTAGAATAAGCTCCGGGATGAGTAATAAGTCTACCATTGAAAAATACACTCTTTACCGTCATTAGACATCCTTACCCCCTTTGTTAGATTTTTCTTGTAATATAGGAGTTGTAAAGGCTCTGCCAGCCTTCAGAGGTGTTATAAAGCTTGCCAAGGATACCCTTGGCATACGCCTCAAACCCTTTTAAAGTTTCTATCCTAAAAGAATTATCTATGGCGAACTCCTTGATATGAAGTAGCTTTTCACTTTTTGTTACTGCTGGTGATGTTGGTTCATCAAGTTTGGTGGTGTTTTTACTCATATTACCTCCTCCTCTACCATAGTACCATGTATT